AGACTCAGTTAACTGCACAAGATCCTGAGCTTCAGCGTTACGAAAATGCTCGCCTTAAAGCAGTTGCAGCTGGTGCTACACCTGAGCAAGTGCAGTCTGCAGAAGATATTGGCATGCAGATCTGGGCACAAAAATACGGCAAGACCCTTGCGCCTAAAGTGAAGCCTGGCCAAGCAGGTTACGATGTGATTCAACGGACTTTATACCCAGGGGGAACTCCAGCTCCTGCGTTGTCTGCTGAATCAGAGGCCATGCTTAATGCAATTGCTCCTGCTAATGAATTCGGTGTGCGTTCAGATGTGACACCGATGCCTGGACAGCTGCCTTCCTTTGGCTCTGCTACTGAGGCAATGTTTAATGCAGTAACAGGTGGTGGAGCACTTGTCACACCAATGCAACAGGCTTCTGTACCAACGCCTCCACAAGCACAGGCACAAGCTCTAGCTGATACATATAAGAAGGCTTTACTCAACAACGATCCTCTTGGCCAAGCTTTACTTGGTATTCGTCAATATGGTCAGTGATAATCTTGGCATTGCATAGCATGTAAGTCCAACCTGCTGGACATGAATCTTTGATTCACGGGGGCCAGTGTAGTTGCTTTAAATCGATGATTCTCTGTCCCAATCTTGTTAAACGCACCCTTGCGTACCTGGCCACGACTCTGGCACTTCAAACAGTATTCGTTCCCGGTCTCAGGGCAAGTTCAAATTGGGTAGGAGAACAAAACTAATGCAGCCATGTCATTAGATCCCAACGCTCTTGTTATTGCTAGACGCCTTCTGTCTGAGGGGTATACTCGTGGGCAGGCTGCAGGCGTACTTGGTAACTTCCAGCTTGAATCTGGTTTTAATCCGCGCATTAATGAGGGCGGGAAAGTTGGCGCACCTTTGGGTGTTGGTGGTTTTGGTGTAGGTCAATGGACTGCAGGTAGACAAAAAAATTTAATTAATTTTGCCAAGCAAAAAGGATTAGATCCAGGCTCTATTGACGCCCAGGCTGATTTTCTTATCCATGAATTAAAAGGGCCAGAGAAAAAAGCGGATGCGTCTTTGCGTGGTGCCGTTTCTCCAGAAGAAGCTGCACGTCGTTTTGTTGTTGATTATGAGCGTGCTGGTATCCCTAAAACGGAAGCCAGACAAAAAGCGGCCAGAGCAATTTATGAAAAGCTTGGCACGCTTGAACAAGCTCCTCAGCAAACAGCTTCTAAATCTTTTATTGATCCACAGGATTTACTCGCAGCTTTTGCAGGTGAGCTTCTTTTGAATTCACCTTCACTGCAAAGTCCTCTTATGCAGTTTGCGATGAAAGATATGTCACCTGTACAGCGTGATGTCTTTTCGGCGCAAACCTTAACACCGATATCCCCTTATCTATCAGCATTAACTGGCGCTGCTCGATTGCCAGGATTATAATAAATAAAAAATAAGGTATAGAACATTGTCTTCGACTAGCACGAACAAGCAACCTCTATTGGTTGATCGCCCGTTATTTGACTCTGTTCGAATTACGACGCAGACAGTCGGTAGTGCATCATCCAATACTTTATTTGTTCAAGGTGGACAAGCTCCGTCCATCTTGGTTGATATGGATGCCGAACTTAGCGAAGATAATAATAACGGTGGCGTTGTTGACTCCATCACGATTGCACGTAATGATTTCTACCGCGCCCCGGATTACACAGTTAATGCGTCAACTTCTGGCACTGTTATATCTCTTAGCAGTGGTCAAATTGTGTTTATCGCTGCCACTGGAGTCTTAGGTACTCCAGCCATGAGTGGCTATGGTTACTACACGTACACCGGTGCTACTACACTCACGGGTGTTAATACTTCTTTGGTTTACTCGGGCGGCACATCTAGCGGCTTTACTTATAACGGTGCAGCTTATGGCACACAACCAGCTGTTACCTTTGTGTTCTACCAGACCCGTGGCACAACCACACCCATCCCTGGTTCTGGTGACTACCGCTTGCTTTTTGCAAAAACTGTACCAGCAAATAGTGGTGTGGTTGATTGTTCTGATGTAATGCCGCAACTTGCAGCTCCGGTTGTTCAGGCAGGAAATACTAACGGTCTTGGCCCAACTGCTCCACTTCGCAATAAAGGTATTTACCTGGAGCGGGGCGATCGTATTTATGTTGGTGTCTTCCCAGATGGAGCAAATATCTCTGGTTATACACCAGGCGTACATGTCACTGCGCAAGGCGGCTTCTTCTAATCATGGCCAAAAAGAGTGGGAACTCTTTTGGTAATTTCACTAATGTAGGAAAGTTTGACCCGCGACAGGTCAAACCAATTACAACTGAATTTTCAAAAGGTTCAGTTCCTGATTCTCTTTATTCAGTCAACAGGGAATCTGCCTGGTCTAGATGGCGGCGCGGCTATGAATTAGCTACGGCTACCTTCTATGACAATGGATATAACTATCCATTTCAGTATCAGATTCCTGTACCATCTGGAACCCCAAGTTCTGTAGTTAATCCAGCTCCAATTGTTTCCGGAACTTTTGTTGGATTTCCTACCAAGAATAAAGAAATGGGTATGCATTGGGCTGGATGGCGTTATGCCGGATCCATGCGTAGTGACCGGTTACGAGATCCCAGTACTGCTCAAAACCTATTCATTGAATCAATTACAGACGACTCACAGTATTGGTATGTAAAACTTGCTGGTAACTGGAGTGCAAGCAATCCTTTGCCTCCTCCGTTTTATGTTGCTGTACCTGGCATACCGGGGGGACTTACTCCTTTAGACAGTGAAATTTTAGAAGATCGAGTGATCACAGTAAGCGGTGAAATTATTGATCGCGACACAATCAATCCACAAACCCAAAAACGATATGGCTACACACAAGCTGTTTTAGTAGCCACAAATCCTTTTACTGGAATTTTAACGTTACGTAAATCGGGTTCTGTTCAAAACACACCAGATAAGGAGTATATTTCTCCCGCGCCACAGCCTTTTACTGTTGGCCGGTTTTTAATTACTGGTGCCAGGTTTTGTTGTTCCTGTCAAGACTTTACGCATCGTGATTTTGCTTTCATGCGGGACATTAATAAACCACTTAAAAAATTATATCCACGTAGTGGAGCGTCTTCAATTAAACCGGGGCGTTATGAAAGAACAACATTGGCAGGTTCATTAAATAACAGTGCAATGACCAGTGCTGCGGTCAACAGGCAGATGCTGGTTTATGCACCCAGTGGTTATACTCTTCCTTTTGATGTAACAGCTTCTGTTGTTGATGCAGGAGCAACACGAGATAATCCAGGTGTTTTTAGGGATTTTGGTGCAACATACACAAGAAAAGCAATCACACCCGCTATCCCTGGCACAACACCTGATGGCCTTCCTGCATATCAAGATTACAGCAGTGAACAAGGTGTTATTACTTCATTAACTGACAACTGGGAGCCTCTGCTTGATGAGCTTAGATACTGTAAACATATTTATGCACTTAAATTTGCAGATAATACTTTTCCGCCTGAACCGTCTGATTTTCCAGTTGGTATTGGAAGCATGGCAGCATGGGAGCAAAGATTAGTTGATCAGACTGAAAATGAACAGCAAGAATTGCAAGCAGCAAATTTAAATCGTTTTTCTTTATCTCAAATGGATGTTCCTCCGTATAACTGTCAATCACCAATGATGATGCCAATGATGCAAAAGCTATTTAATGTTCCAACTCAGTTTATTTTGATGGAAGGTTTTACGATGTTTGATAAGAACGGAAATCCTTACACACCTTAATTTGTAATGTATACTTATATTAAGTCTCATGAGACTTATTAAGGTTTTCTTTACCCCTTGCGAGCTAACCACATTGTTCGATATGGTGCGGTTACTTAGCTCATACAACCATGACTCACCAACCGCCCCTGGATCAGCGGATAGTCGATGAGTATTTCCGCTTAGCATCCAATAAGAAAACAAAAGATGTTGCGTGGCTTTATGGCATGATTGCCACCTATGGTTTAAAGCCTGAAGAACTGCGTGATTTTGATTGGGGGCCAGAGGCTTCCATCTTTATCTTCGGAAAAAAACGTGCCATCCGTCCGTTCCACCCTCAATGGGTTTTTCTATTTGAATTAAAAGAAAAGCAGCCCCGCAATATGCAGAGCCGCTTGTCGTCCCTTTTCTCATCCCTTTATGAAGCAATGACTTTTCAGAATGTTGAACTCAACATTACTGACTTAGTCCTTGCTCATAAAATCCGCAAAAATCACTATAGGCAATCTAAGCAGCTGAAGCCAACATACCCTGCTTTTGCAGGTGTGTCCTGACTGCCTTTACATTCCAGCGATAACCGTCCCTGGAGCGCGTCTCAGGGAACGCTGCAAAGTGCGGACCGAGCTTCAGGGTGCCGTCATCGCGGTACTTGAAGAGGGTCTTGCGGTCAAGGCCCAAGAGCTCTTCTGCTTGCTGGACGGAGACCCAACCTGAGTGTTTGGCCATGGAGCTGGCAGTGGTTACCTCCATACCTTATCCTGCGTCAAGAAGGCGTCAAGGCTTTTAAGGTTATCTTTATCTTTCTGTTTAGACTTGAAAATTGTGTGGGCAAATTAAAATGAATTAACGGCAATTAAATACATGTTTTGCAACGAGCACGAGCCCCTCGCCCTGCTAGTTGAATTAACACCAAAACTTGCCAAGAAACGATTTAGAGAAAGTATATATGAAGCATGGGAATACAAGTGTGGTTATTGTGGAGAATCGGCAACAAGTCTAGACCATATCGTACCACGTTTTAAGTCGGGCTCTTCTAATCGCCATAATTTACTTCCTTGTTGTAGGCGCTGCAATGCGCACAAAGGATCGGAAGACATGCGTACTTGGTTCAAAAAACAAAACTTCTTTTCCATTGAAACTCTTGATAGGATTGAAGACTGGATTAAACAAGAGTCTGTTTTTATTTTTAAGGAGTGTTAAGTTAGATGACTATATGGAATCCTCGCAGTGGCTGGGTCAATGCTCCTTATGATACTAATACAAAAGACGAAAAGACCAATCAAAAGAATGAAGCACTAAACCAATGGGTTGGGAATGTAATCAGTTACGCCTCTATGGTGCAACCTGGATCTTATTTGACCAGTAGAGAAAATATCCCTGTTAAAGAGCTAGATGCATTACTAGAGCAAAATGCAATAAATAAAAATGAGTACAACTCTTTACTTAATTCAGCAAAAGATGGTTTTAAAGAGTACTACAAACAAGACAAACTAGGCACACCCTGGGATGCAACTACCTTAGGGGCTTTGGATCCAACGGGTAAATTTAATGCGAATGACTATGCTGAGTACAACCCAGATGCGGTTAAGAGATGGAACGAAGCGGTAGCAGCAGACAATATTGACATTACTTCAAGATATACAAAGGATACTTTTTTATGGCAAGATTACACGTCATACGGAAAGTTTGCTGGTTATCGCGGTAGTAAACCTATTGCTGAGGAAACAACAAAAGCTGCAAAGTACCAAGAAACCCTTACTGATGCCGAAAAGCAAAGGTATCGAGATCAAATACTGGGAATCACAACAGATGCTTCTGGAAAACAACGTCTTGTTTTTTCTAAGCCAGAATACGATAAGGCTGGGAATTTAATTAACACACGAGATATTAACACTGTTTTAGAACAGACTTTTGCAGAAACAATTCAAGGAAAAGATCTACAAAAAGAAAGACAGCTGATTAATTTGGCTCAAGATTTATTAAAGACAAGTATTAGTGAATTAAAAAAAGCAAAGCAAAAAGAAGCGGATCTTTCCTTAATGGCTGGTCTGCCAGGTTATGGCGAAATTTTAAACATTAACTCTATTCTTACTAACTCAATTATTGGAGACAGTGGTGTTGGTGGAATTCTTGGATTAACAGGACAAGGGAAAGACTACGAAAAAAGAATAAAAACAGACATCGAACGACTAACCGGTATCAGTTCAAATGCAACCGTCTATAACTGGCAAAAGTGGTTTGATGAAACTTTAAGGAAAAGGTATGAAAACTATGAACTTGAAACGCAAGAATATGGAGAAAATGAATTACTTAATTTACAAAAGAGTGCAAAAGAAGAAATAGAAGCATACAAAAAGAATCCGTCTACAACTAAACCTATTTATTTGGAAATGGCAGAAAAATACAAAGAGAACGGAAAAACATTAGACGTTAATAATATAGATGATTTTAAGAAAATTATGTTCAATATTGACGTCGAAGCAAAACGAGAATTCATGTCTAATTTTGTGAATAACTATATCAAACCCAGGTTTGACCAATCTAAATCAATGGATGAGTTTATCAGTTATATTGATGTACAAGAAGATGAACAAAATATTTTTCAGTCGCAAACGACTATTAACAAGCTAAAACAGATTGCTGATTTAAGAGCAAAAAGCTTTCTTTATACGATACAACAAGCAGAAAAAGCCGTTGAAAAATTTAATCCTGAGTTTTATTTTGATCCTTTAAAAAATAAAACAAAGGAAGTTAGTGCCCAGAAATTACAAAACTATCAGATTCAAAAAGATACTATTGCAAAGGATTTTGAAAATGCAAAAGCGGGAATTGTTGGTGAAGATGGGATCAACTGGGCTTTAGAAGCATATCGTTATGGATTTGAAAATACATATCAAACAGATCCAGCTGTATTTGCAAAGTTACATTATCAAACAAAAGGCAGTACAGGAATGGTTAAAGACCAAGAAGGAAAATCTATCATCCTGGATCCAGCTGAAGATATTTTGCCATATGAAGAATTGACACAAAAGATAAAAGATTTTGGCGTTGAAATGGCTGCACGCAAAGACTACTACGGCGGATCAGGTTTTTTAAATTTTGTTACTCCAGAAGAGTTTGCAGATGCAACACTCGCATCTATTGGACCAGAAAAAAATAAAGAAGAATGGAATAAAGTTTTGAAATCAATTGGTCTTGAAGGAACCAACGCGAGTGTAGATGATGTAAAAAAATATATGGTTGAACAAATACAAACAGAACAAGCCGGACAAATTAGACAAAACATAAAATATTTAAACGAGAACCAAGAGGAATTAAACCAACAGACGCTTGGTGTTAGTTACATTGAAAGACCAGCCGATGTAGAAAAAGTCGAGGGAAAACAAACTGTTTTATACAACTTGTTTAAAAACTCTGGATATGGTGGAACAGAAGACGAATTTTACAATGATTTCTTTCCAGATATTGACCGCACAGAACAAGAAGTAATAAGCAAAACGACTTCAAAAGAAGGACTTGAATTTGCTTTTGGAGATATAAGTAATCCTTTTGACGCCTTCTCGAGCGTGAGTAATTTGTTTGGAGAAGAAGAGACAATAGGAAGCAATGTATTTGGTAATAGACAAGAAACAAGTTACGAGCCTGTACCAAAATCTTCTTATTTTAAACTATTTGGAGATGAAGAAGATGACGTACCACAAAAAAGCGGAGCTGCTACTTCTTTCTTAAAAGATTTTACTTCTATGTTTAAGGGGTTTGGTTGATGTCTGATCAAAGAAAAAAAGCAGCCTCTGCTGCAAAACTTGCTAAAGATAAAATGGCGTGCAACAAACCAAGAAAAACACCTAGCCACCCAACCAAGTCTCATGTTGTTAAAGCATGTAAAAATGGAAAAGAAAAAATTATTCGTTTTGGCCAGCAAGGTGTAGAGGGCGCAGGCAAAAATCCCAAGACAGAAAAAGATAAAGCGAGAAAAAGGTCTTATTACGCAAGGCATAATGCTCAAGATCCTAATCCCGATATCATGTCTGCAAGATATTGGTCGCATCGCGTTAAGTGGTAGATAAACTAAATGGTAATGTTATGAAATTAGCAGGAAAGTACCAAGACCTTCGGCAATGGTCTGAGACACCGGAAGCGACTGGTGGTCAGCACCCAACGTTGCGTCAAGAATTGAATCGACAATTTAATATATTAAAGACAGCTGCCCCAGGGTCAGATACTGCCGTGCAAGCTATGGTTGCAATCAGTGAAATCCAAAACGCAATTAAAGAAATTAATGCAGCAAACAAAAGAAATTATCCAGGAATCCGCTAAGCTGCATGGGCTGACTCTTTACCAGCATGGCAAAACCCAAATCAAGCGCATCTATCAAAATTGAGTCCAAGCCCAAGCGCACCAGGCAGGGTGATGGAAAACATTCCAAACCAAATCATGGACGCAAATTGTCCCGTGGTCAAGGTAAATAATTTATGTATGATTGGAGATATTCTTGAATATCTCCATGAAGGATTATCGTCCTGCAGTCGAGCTAATTCGTAAATACGAAGGGTTCAATGAAAAGGCGTACCCCGATCCTATAACCGGTGGTGCGCCTTTTACTTTTGGTTTTGGTAGCCAATATTATCCAGATGGAAGTCCTGTTCTTAAGAACCATTGTTGCACTGAGCAAAAAGCACTAGAGTACCTGCTCCATGAGTTAGAAATCATTGACTCCCTTTTGGAAAAAGAAAATGTAAAGCTTGATTACTGCATGAACCAAGCTTTGATTTCTTTTATCCATTCCATTGGATGGGAACCTTTCCGTTACAGCGAAATCCTGGATGACATTGAAAATGAAGAATGGTCAGAGGCTGTTGACTGCATGTTGCAATGGATTTTCGATCATGATGGCAAAGCTACGGGAAGCCTTTTAAACCGTCGCAAAGAAGAAATTAATCTTTTCCTTGCAGAGATCAACCCAATTCAAGAATGCTCTCCCAATATTCTTCTGAAGGCATTTAGGAATTACACCGGTTCCCAACAAGAAATCGATGCCATTAAAGACTTAGAAGCCCTTATCAATCCATATGTTCTTACATCCTTTGCAAATGCTTTCAATTTGGATCGGACGACCTGGATCGATGACCTCCTGGAGCAGGACGGATTGATTAATGCGTGGTCGTAGAATAAACTAATAAAAATCGTGGATGCCATGGAAAAGTCGGTGGAATCGCGGCAGTTCGAGCTTCCCCTTGAGCTTCAGTTCTCCATGCGTAGGGCTGAGCTGGAAGCCCAGGAGATGACGTGGGAGCAGTTGTATGCTGCACTCCTCAACCTGTACCACCAGCGTTTGATGGAATGGTTTGCGATTAAAGACATCCTGGCCGATGAGAACATCTCAATCGACTTTGACATCCCCACCGACTTGGAATTAGTAGAACTCGCCGCCGCATTTGCATACGACGACGAGGATGATGATGATGACGAGCTTCAGCCTTTTTGAGCTTCGTCTAATTGAATAAGGCGATCCAAGTACCACTGTGCTTTTTTCAGTGATTCTGTTCCGCCTTTATGTTTCTCGCGCCAAATATACTTCATACAATTTGCCTTGCAGTAACCACGGAACTCCTCGTTGGTTAAAGCCGCCTCGATGGCCTCAATGCACTCAATACCGCCATCAGTGTAATGAGGTGGGTGATTGACCGTATCTGGAACAACAACAGGAGTTTCTTCTTTTACTGCCCAGGGAACAGGGCAAACACCATCTTTGCATTCAGATGAAAACCCAGGAAGGATATCAGTATTGACGGCGGTACTCAGCGCATCAAGCCCCGTCGTTTTGCTGAGAGCATCCGCTCCTCCTCCTCCGGTTCCTCCAGCTCCAATACCAGAGTTTTTGGTCTTGGCGACGCTCCCATCGCCAAGCCTTGCTCCATCGATGGGATCAAACCAGTCGTTCCAGGACGTTGCCCCTCGAGATTCAATGGATTCCGCTCCAGCCCTTGCTCGCATAGTGTCAACCCTCGGTTGTACATATCATATAAGGGTACATCATTTTCTTCGTTATCGAGCGGCGCACCGAAATCCTCTTCCGTCAAGCAACGGCACTTCAGTTCGTCTTGTACAAAGCTATCTAAGAAACCGGCTGCGGTATGCATTGATATAGACATAGGTTATCTCATTTACAATATTATCATGGCAAGTATATACAGTCCTTTATACGAAACAGGGCAAAGGTCCGGTGGTACCTCTGGTGCCGAGGTTTCAGACTTACGTCCAGAGCAGGCATATGACACAGATTTACGGCGCCTGGATCCAGAGGAAAGGGAAGTTGCTTCCTCTTTAAATAATCAACAGGATCGCGTTGCTCGTTTTACAAAAGCAGCAAAGAGTGCTGCAGCATATAAACAACGTTCCGATATTGCAGACCCACAGATTAAAGGAAAAACACCACGTAGTTCTCTCGACATAGGAGGTACTGTTATCCCCAACCTAGGCTCACGCTTTGGTCGGGGAGGTGGAACTAACTATGCCAATAAACCACAAGGGCAATTTGGCAAAGCTTTTGGTTAAGCACGAGAGAAAACAACTTCTCTTTTTTGGTTTTGATACTTGCCTTTTCGATCTTGGTACGTTACCTCGCAGGGATTGCCACGATAGAACAGCAGCTGAGTAATGCCTTCATTTGCGTAGATGCGATTGAAGAGTCCAGTGCAGTTGCTGATCTCAAGCGTCAGATAACCTTCCCAACCACTTTCAGCTGGCGTGATGTTGACTAAGATTCCTGAACGTGCATAAGTAGACTTGCCCACTGCAACAACTGTCACATCACCTGGAAGCTTTAACCGTTCTTGCGCAACTCCTAAGCAATAGCCGTAAGGCGGCAGCAAAAAGTACTGACCTCGTTCATCTTCTAAAAGATCTGCTGGTTTCAGAATATCTGGATCAAAATTTTTTGGATCACAATCTCCAGCTTGTACCTTACCAAAAATCAAGCATTGCTCTGGAGAAAGCCGGATGTCATAACCGTATGAGCTGAGACCATAGCTAAGAAGCTTGCGACCATTTTCTTTACTGACCAAATGATCAACAAAGGGCGCAATCATCTCTTCTTTTTCAGCCAGTTCCCGGATTTCCCAGTCAGCTAATACGCTCATGACATGACTCAATCGATATCACTATACAGAATTCAGGCAAGAATGCGACCTTTTTCTGAGTAAATGTCAATGAAACGTTCTGTAGCAGACGCAACGCGGTCCTGGGGCTGCAAATAAACCAAAAATGACGTACAAGTTTTATGGTTTGACACCCCATTGCTGGTATGCTTCTTTAAAGTGGGGGCCGTTTTTAGAATGCAGATCGGAAAATCAAAGATTCTTTGGTCGTAACGAAACATGTCAGGACAATTTGAAAAGTACAAACCTTGCTCGATTTCACCAACAAGCCATGCTTTGTAAAGTTTTTCAAACCAAACGGCATGAGACGAACGCAATGTTTTAGATGTTGCCCTGGTCATTTTCCAGCGTTGATTTTTTGCCTCCCAGAAGTAAGCACCACTGGGAGGAAACAAATAAACACGTCCAAACCACTGCTGAGAGTCCT